TCCCAACCTGCCTTCAAGGGGGAAAAACCCACAACACTTGCACTCTTGAGATGACTAGCATAAAACTTCTGATTCATGTCTTCAAAAAGACGATTACCATGCAAAGTCATCTCAATGGGACCAGCTGTGAAGGTGCGTATACTATTCGCATCTATCTTCACACGGGGGCGAACTTCTTCCTTTAAAGAGTTGCCAAACACAGCTACATACAATGGATCTCGTAGCCGCTCCCAATCATCCACCATAAATTGTGAAAAATCTTTCCAATCATCAATCATGGCACGCTTCTTAGCGTATTTCCGTGTCCAGGGGAACCCAGGGGAGGTTGTTTTATCAACACCCTCAACCACTTCATCAAGTTCCTTCACTCTGGAATTTTGCATGTAAGGGCCAAAATGTTTCTCCGTCCAATTCATGGCGGTATTAATGGCAAACACTTGCTCTGTGCTTAGGGCCGGAACATCCTTCGCATATTTAGCAAGTGAAATATAAGCAGCTTCTCTATTAGGAACTGGAAGCCCCCATTCTGTTCTATCAACCTTTTTATCGGAATCATTCTCAAAACGGGCAACGTTCATATCCAAATGTCTTCTGTTCTTCCCAGTAAAATGCTTGGGGACAGATCCTAGACATGGAAAATAATCGTCGGTCAAATATTCATTATGGAGTGAGCTAGGGCTAGCGGATGGTGAGAAATCTCTCTTAAACTCATCCGGATATCTCCCCCACCATTCCTTCCCAGGCTCTAAAAGCTGGGAAGGAAGGGGGGGATTTACTGAAAAAGCATACTAGCCAAAACAGGTGCATTAGCCTTAAAACGCTTAATGCGATCCTCCGTCATAGGCTCAAACCGGTTCACTTCAGTGCCACCGGCAACATGGGTTCCAACCACAGCTCCATCACTTACAGCTATTACTAAGCCGCCACAATCACCAGGAACAGAAGGATAGTTAGCGAGACCATCAGTGCTAGCAAAACCAATTGACAAACTAGGCTCAACTTGGTCAGCACTGGAAAAACTCACAAGCATAACTCCTTCATTCTTTGGGGGTCTATACTGCATCACACTGGGCTTCACAGCTCCATAGTGGAAAAAGACTCCCCCGTCTTCAGATGTAGGTAAAACTTCACCTCGTATCTCAGCAGACACGGTGGTATTAACAATCCTAC